TTACCTTGATTTTGCCTCTTTTTTATTAAAGCTCTTAATTCATCAACTTTAAATATAAATCCGCCCTTAATCACGTTATTTACGGACAATAAATGTATCCATACACTTGCTTTGGTTGTTGATATTCCAGATGGTTGTCTTTTATATCTTATTTCTATAGCAATATTTCCAGTTGTTTCCCATATATCTCTTTCTGTTTTTATCTCTATCTTTGTGTTGCCTTCAAATAGTTGCTGAGTAAACTCCTCACCTATCCTTCCAAACAACATATCCTCCTTTACTTTCAGGTCGTGTGACTTACAATATCCTTCTTCTAATGGCATCCATTCTCCTTCATGCTCTATATAAGCATTATCTTTGTATTTGTTATAAATATCAATCAGTTTTATCACTTAGTCCAGCACCTTCAATCGGTAAATGCACTTCTGCAGTAGCTTCACAGTTTGAACAAGAGAAACTACTTATAATACCTTTTCCCTCAAGTCCGTAATCCTCATAATCAAAATCATTACCCCATATCATATTATGTCCACAATGCCAGCATTTCATTTTACTCATCAAAATACCCTTCCTTTGCATAATGTGCAATCAATATCGCATCAGCAGTTGCTAGTGTTATCTTTTTAAGGTTAGGATATAACTCCTTAGCTTTATCTTTAAGCCAGTTCTTTCTATCCTTTGATATCATTCCTTTAGGACAGCCAAACCATTTCATCCAGTTGTTAGGTAGTTCTGTGTATGTTTTTACTTCATGTGATGCAGCTATACCTAGCCATTGTCCATAATTAACACCATATGTAAATGCTCTACTTGATGCATTGTTAGGTCTTGCCCAAACTCTTTCCATCAAAAACTTCACGTCTTCTGGTGCTGTATCTCCTATTGCAGATAAAAACGTTGCCGCCATATCTACAACCTTCTTAGGACATTTTACAGCTTGTATGTCTCCTTCTTCATCAATCACAGTTAAACCACCACTAACACCTGGGTCAATTCCTATGTATTTAAAATGGGATTTTTCCATCAATCATCTCCTCTATTGAATTAAATATTTTACATTTATTGCCTTGATATCCTAAATCTACAGAACCACTATCTCCATATCTAACTTTACCCGCAGATATCGTTAGGACATTCTTGCCTTTTCCTTTCTCTCCTTGCACCTTGTAATCATAGTATGTAAAGAATACATTCTCAGCAACTTGTTCTATCGCTCCACTCTCTGCTAAATCAGATAGTTGCGGCTCAAATGTTTTGCCTCTATATTCTATACCTCTATTTAATTGTGATGCTAAAACCACAACAGCACCAGTTTCTTTTGCTAACCATTTATAATCATTAACAAGCTGTTCTATTTGTAGTCTTCTTTGGTCTTCCTTGCCTTCGTATGAAATCAACTGTATATAATCATCAAATATAACATCTGGCTTAAACTTCTTGACCTCACTTGCAGATACACTAAAATCTCTGATATTATCAAACATCAAAAACTTATCGCCACTATACTTTCTTTTGATAAACTCTAATGTTCTGTTGACTTCTTGTAAATCATTGTTATTAAATACATTCTTTCTAACCATAGAATATGATAGTTCTTGTGACTCTAAACATATAATCTTTTTAAGCAGTTCTGAGTTAGGTAACTCTCTACTAAAAAACATCGCTTTGTGTCCAGATTGCAATACATTTGCTAATATGTTTATAAGAACAGTTGTCTTACCATGTCCAGGTCTACCACCTACTATGGTTATCTCTCCTCTAGTCAGTCCACCAGCAAATCTATCAAGACTGCTATATCCAGTTTTTATAAGCTTGGATTCTTTATTCTCTATCGTATCTAATGTTTCAGTAATAATTTCACTTATATCAGATTTAACAGATGGTCTTATATCCATCAGTTCTCCAAATACAGAATGAGCTTGACTTATAGATTTGTATACATCATCATTGTTGCCAAGTGCTCTTTCTTTTATCTTATCTGCATGTTCTATTATTTGTCTAAGTAGGTATTTCTGGTAGATTTGTGTTGCATAAAAAGATGTCGTTCCTTTTGCACAAGTTTCATTGTGGCAATCCACAACATATATCTTGTCTAGTCCTTCATCTATTTCATCTTGTGTTATTGATGTGCATACGGTTAATACATCTATATGCTCACCTTTCTTTCTCATTTTTGTTATCTTGTTCCATAACAATTGTGCCTTGGGTTGATAAAAAACACCTTCTTTTGTAAAGAATCTAGCAACGTCTTCATAGTCACTAGGCTGTTTAATTATCGAGCCAAGAACAACATCTTCCGTCTGTTTGTCGTACGGTAATGGTGTTCCCATGTTTCTTCTCCTCTTGAACAGATTTTTATACTGTTCCTTTTTATTTTAATGAACTTTTTATCGTGTGTAATGTTATAATTTTAGACATAAATCCCCTATGAGTCCTAGTAAAAAAACTCATTTAGGAGGAGATATTGATTTAAAAGATAATTAAATATCTAATGAACCGTACTCTTTCTCCATTAATGTTCTTATTCTAACCATAACGGTGTCAATTAAGTCTTCTGTAATTAAAACATTATTTTCGCTTATATTACCTAAATTTCTTTTGTAATAAGCTAAATCATCTTTCAACCATTCGATGACCAATTCCCTGTCTGATTTTCCTTTGTATCCTCTTGGCAATTATTCTCCAGTATTGCTTGAACTTCATCGGTTAACTTCTCTAACTCTACTTCATTTACTTTATATACCATACTTTCATCGCTTGTAGGTATCAGAGTTATAGGCTCTCCTTTGAAGTAAAGTCCCCAATTATTACTGTTGAGAACCTTGAGGATTGTTGTTTTAATATTATCCATTTCGTCTTCCTCTTTTTCTATTATTGCTCTTTTTTTTTCTAACTTTTCTTCGTGATTGAGAGCATCGTCAACACAAAGAAATTTTTTATCATCACTTGTCAGCCACACCCTCGTCAGCTCGTGCTTTAGCATCTTCTTTAGCTCTTTTCTCAATGTATTTTCCAAGTTTTTTTTCATCTTTTTTCATGGATATATAGTTACTTAGAACTATTTCCATCTCCATCATTCTGTTTTTTATTATTTCCGTTCTGTTTAGTGCTTCGTTTGCTGCTGCTGCTACTTGTCTTATTGTTGGCTTTTTTGCCATCTTTTTTCTCCTTTTTTTCTTCAACTACTTTTTCTGCATCTGCTGCACGTTCCATTGATGTTTTGTCTTCTTCGTAATCAAAGATAGCATCATCTAATTCATCTAACTTTGAACACATACCTCTTATTGTGTTTTCTAATTTATTTACTTTTATTTTAAGATAATCAATATCTTTTTCCATTTCTATGGCTCTACCCATTTTTTTCTCCTTGTTGTTAATTAGTGGGAGGAGAGAGGGACAGCTTGTTGTGTTGTGGGACTGCCCCTCCGCTCTGGCTTTCGCTATTTCGATATATGTCTATACACAGTTGCTCTCGACACTCCCGTTAGAGAGACTATTTTGTTGACTTTTACTCCAAGTCCGTATAGTACATTGATGAACATTCTTTTTCCTTTTCCAACTTTACGTTTAGAATGGTATCGCATCATCCGCTCCTTGACTTATTTGTTTATCTGTTCCGCCTTCCCATGGTTTACAGAATTTGCAATCCCAATATTGTCTGGTCTTGCCATCTCTATCTGTCCATGGTCTGCCTTTATCAACCACAGCTGTAATAGCCTTTCCTAGCATATCTTGTGCTGATAACTTTGGTAATAGCTTAACTTCAATAACTTCGCCATTAACTTCTTTTTTATCAGTACCACATTCTATACCAATTGTTTCACAGAATCGCATATAACCAGTATTTCCAGTAGAATTTGATTTAAAGGTATCATTTGCTGTTGGCTCTAAAAACCTCCATAATTTACCTTTGAATTTACGTCCTACATATGGTTTTCCATCTGTGTCCACCATACCACCTACATCGCTTTTATAGCTATATTGGTTTTTTACGTTCTCTGGTGCAACCTCAACTGTATATGTAAATAATTCAGCCTTGTGCTCGCCTCCTTTCACATTTACAATTTTAGTTTCAGACTCGATTATGTGGCATAAATACTCGCCTTTAACATATGGTATGAACTTTGTCTTTGGTTTATTGTCGCCACCTGGAATTGCAAAACTTTGCCCTCCAGTAGCATTGTTTAGTACATCACTTACTTCTGCCATTATTTTTTCTCCTTATTTGTATTGCTTTTCATGTTGTTTATTTTTTCTATACAGGCTTCGTAGTTGTGAGCATTGATGTCCATGCTCTTAACTTTTGCTTTCAAATCATTCACAAACTTAGCACCTTGAGATTTTGCTGCCTTGTATAGGGTTTCTTCCTCTTTTGGTGTTAAAGCATCTGGCTCTGGTAAATCTTCACCAGCAAAGATATATAATCCTAATCCATGCAAGGCAATTGTTTTAGCCAAGGCTCTTTGTATGCTTGTATTGATATGAAAAGCATTTGGTTTTTCTATCGGTTGATTTCTATTGTCAAGTACGGGATGAATTTGTGATAGTGATAAACCATCAACTTCTACCCATACATCAACAAAAAAACCACATTGTGTTACAAAGAATGGAGAACCATCCTCTGCCTTTGTTACTCCGTATCTAGCATCTGGGCATGTTTTCTTTAAAAGACTCCATGCATGTGCCCAAGATAAATAAGTAAACTGTCCTTTTTTCTCAGAATACTTACTAACATCTTGCTTATAGAGTTTCATGAATGTGCTTTGTGTTGTATTGTTCATATTCACTCCTATTTTGGAGGATTGCACACACCTTTGAATTGACAGTATTTACATTGCCAGTCTTGTACTGGTGATACTCCAACCCTAAAAGGCGGTAATCCTTGTTCATGTTCTTCTTTTACGTTAGTCCAGAATAAATAAGCACGTGATACGTATGTCAATGGAACAGACACACATCTCATACTGGAATTGTTTTTATTGTAGTAATACAAATACATTCCATCTAACCTACCCATCTTTTCTTGAATAGCATATCCATATGTCCCTAGTTGTAATTCATAGTGAATGGAAGGATTAAAAGATGGTTTTCTACCAAACTTCATCTTCCAAGACCAATCATTACAAGTTTTTATGTCAAACAGATATACTTCTTTGTCTTTCTTTTCAGCTACGATATCATAAAAGCCTCGAACGTTTAATTCTTCTATGACTATCTCTCCTTCTGTATGAAAAACAAAACTTTCTTTTTCTTTATTTTCTTTTTCTTTATCTCTATTAGATATATCTCTATTATATATCTCTAGAGAGTGTTGTATATCATCGTGTACAACGTTTCCAAGTCTAAGCAATCTTTTTGTTCCCTCATCCATATCTTCAGTTGCTTCTGCTTGAACTACAGATTCAAAGTATAATTTCCTAGAGCAAGAACCCGCACCACTAGCATGATAGAAATGTTCTCTATCCTTGTATCTATTTATGTAGTTTTCTTCTTGTTTGTTGTCTAGGTAGTTGTTGTAGATAGCCTCTATGTCAACTGGACTATTTTGTTTCACTTATATCTCCGTTTCCGTATTTTTTAATCAAATGCCTTAACCACTCAGAGCCAGAACCCCAGCCATTCATGAGTGCATTTCCTCTAAACTTTTTCCAAGCTTTATCGTCAACGTTTGTTATGCATATTGTTTTTTTATTACTCATATTTCCCCCTTTGGTAATATAGCTAATATATCAATGATAGATTGTTACTATCAACATATATTTTTTATTTTTTATTAACCCTTCTGTGTCTCATTCTTTTCTCATAGTCTATTTTATCTTTTAATGCAAGTATGATTTCTATCATGCACATCACAAAAACTCCAGCTGATGTAATCACAAGCATTAACATTAATACTGCTTCAATCATTCTTCTTCCTCTATTTCATATATTAATTTATCTACTCTGGCACACCAGCGGCTCATTCTGCTTCTGTCTACCATACTGTCTCCACTTAAATCAGAAAATATTTCTTTTGCTTTTCTGAGCAAGTCAAAACATTCTTCGATATCTCTAATTCCTCTTGCCATGTTTTAATTCCTTGATTTCTTCTTTTAACATTTCTATTTGCTCCATGAGTATACTTATCTCACGTAAGTAAATAGACATACTATCTCTATCATCTTCTTCAATCATGAGTTTAACTAACTTATCCATTTTCTCTCCTTATTTTTTTAAATAATTCTTTCATGAACTTTTCATCATCATTGATTTTAACTTTGGGCAATGCCCTAAGTAATTTAACCAATTTCCTTGTGCTTTTCAACATTCCTATTTTTCCTCCTTGTAATCTGTTGTATATAAATTACCATTAAATATAAAAACGTGTCCAGGGCCATGCAACTTCCTCATTTGAGCAAATGCTTGTTTAAAATACTTTTTCTCAAACTCTTTTGATGCATATTGTTTTACTTTAATTTTGGGCTTACTTTTTCTTTGTTCTATCTTTTTATCTTTTGGTTTAATATCTGCTGGTTTTGATGCCATATTTGATGTCAAAAGGCATAACCATATTATCATTGCCCCTAAGATTCCGTATATTCCTTTAATCATTTAAAACTCCTTATTATGTCTATTGTTATTAGTATGAACAATGTTGTTCCAATCCATTCCACTATTTTTTTCTCCTTATGTTTTGTTATTAAATTTTAAGGGAGTGTCAAAAAAGGTGAAAGGACTCCAGAATAACACCTCGATTGCGGTCACCCTAACAATTCTCCACTCCCTCATCGTTATCTCCTCGCTTTTTCTAGCACTTTCTGTATCTTGTTAAATACCACTTTATACTCTCTGTTTGTGTAGCATTCAACAACTATCGGTTTCCAGCCCGTACTATCACTAACGTTGTTATGCATATAAAACTCAAAAACTCCTCCTTTCTCATAGTTTTTTGATTTTACAGCAATAACCTCCTCCATCTTGACGTATGTCATTTCTTTGTTAAATGTATTTGTATCATCTGTTGCTTGTACAAACAACAAACCTATTGTTGTTATTATTATTTTCATTGTTACTCCTTATATTTTAAACACTTCATCTAGTATCAGACCTATGATTACTAATGTTATTACAATAATTACTGGCTCCATTATCCCCCTAATCGTTTATAATACTAAGTTTATCCATACACCACCTCCCCAAAACACGCCATTTGTAGCACTAAATCAGCATCTCCAGCATCATATGTCATATCTAGTATCCTTCCAAGTGCTTTGGTACAACTATTCTTCGGGTCATCCATCTTCTGCAATGCATCAATGATTGATTTCTTTGTTATTGGATATTTTTTCTCATCAAACATATCGTGTATGAATAGCACAGCATCTTTCTTTTTTGTCCTAGTTAAATATTCGTGCTTCCAGCCTCCCACTTTCTTCATATCCTCGTTATCTTCACAGCTAACATTATCTGCCCAGTATGTTATTCCTCCTTCAAATGCACTACATATCACATCCTCAATTAATTCATCTGATATTTCTAGCCTTCTGTTTATTATATTCATTTCACTCATTTGTCTTCTTCTCCATTTCTCTTAAATAATCCTCTACTACCTCTACACATTCATTAATCCACTCAGAATAATTTTTAATATCCTTCAGCTGTTTTTCAATTTCATCCAACATTGAATATCCAGCATCTATTGGTTTATTTTTTATTTGTTTCATAGGTCTAACTCCTTTAGCTGTTTATCTATATCGTATTTACAATCATCTGGAATATATATCCAGTAATCCATCAGTATATTATACAATGTATCCCTAGCTGATTGATATTTATGTATTAACTCATCTTTACTTTTCATCATTAACTCGTCTTTTCTATCCATTAGGTATCTCCTTTCTCTCTAGTTTATATGTAGGCATATCCTCGTATTTATGCACCCTTCCGTGCCTATCAAAACTCCATACTACTTTATTCTTAGGGCAGAAAAACAGCATATCCTTTTCTCCCCATTGTCTATGCATATTCTTGTTCATTTTTCTTCCTTTTTTGCTAAACCATTTAATGTTATAGATATATCATAAAATTCTTCTAACATATCTAAAAATTCTTCTTCTCCGTTTGTTAATCTATCAACAAGATAATCTTGTCTATCTGCTAATTTTTGTTGTTCTTTTATATTCATTTTTTCTCCTTTATAATTAAATCTGTCCATTCTATCCATTTACAATTATTTGCTCTATTTAAACACTTTAAAGCAAGTTTTTTATTATTGTATGATTTTATTCTATGGTAATCTTTATCATATCCTAAATATAATGGATATGCTTTTCCAAAATGCACTTGATATTTTTTCATTTTTTCTCCTTTTCTTCAAATAATTTTTCATAACAATAGACACATAGCCAAGTATCATATAGGTCGCAAAAACTCTCCTCATAATCCGTATCAAAGTGTGCCTCGCATTCATTACATCTAGCTATGCTCATTTATTCCTCCTTGTTTCCCAAAATATATAAAACAAGCACATTCCAAAACAAAACAATAAAAGTCCTAATGTTATGTTTATTTTTATTTCGGGTGTAATCTCTACCATATCTCAAACCCTCCAGATTCAATGCAGAAACGTGCAAAATCCTCAACATTCATTGTATCAAATGGGTAAAAGGTTGTCGTATCATTCTTGTCTATTTTCTTTCTTTGTTCCATTGTCTTTTTGTATGCAATTTCGTGTTCAATTGCTACTCCAGTACCAATCAGTTCCATCAGCTTCTTGCCTAGCTTTTCAGCATCTTCAGCATTTAATCCATAGCCATCATTATAATGTCCTTTTTGGTGCAAATCTTCTGAAATTATACCATCAGTAAAGTTATAACAAAAATCCCATAAAGGTCGCCAACTCCAAGCACTATTCCTAAAATAAACACCTGGATTTGCTCTATGAAATTCATCTTTTTCTTTCCAATATTTATCACTTAGTTCTTTATCTTTATTTAACATTTTTTCTTTTACTTCAAACTCTATTTTACTCATCTTTTTTAATGTTGGAAAATCATCAAATGTCTTATTTTCTTTTGGATTTAATCCGTGTATATCCATTCCCATTATTCTTCCTCCTCATCTATTTCTTCTATTATCACTACTACATTACGATTTAATGTTTCTTTTATTCTCATTCCTAGTTCATCAGCCATTTCTTCATAATCATAATGTTTTTCATTTGTTTTTTCATCTTTTAAATAATATATAGGCATTTTTATTTCTTTCATTTTTATATCTCCTTGCTATTTATTGCTTTTATTAATCTTTTTCTGTTTTCATTATCTAATTGTGCAATCCACCTAATAAAATCACTTTGCATCAATCTGAATTTTTCTCTACAATATGCATTATCCCAGCTTGTTCCTTTACTTGGAAATCCATATGCATCTTCTGCAAATGTTTTCAAATCTGTATCAATTGCCCACCTTACTATTCTTTGTATGCATTTACTTGTCATTTTCTTGCTCCTTTTTTATTTTATTGTTCAGTTTCATTAAATTCTTCATCTGTTAATTTTTCAACTTTAAATAACAGATTA